CTCTACTTGTGTGTCTTTTAGATTCTTATCGAAGTTAGCCCACGTGAGGCGTATATCGTCCTTTGTTATGATTGTAGTTTCTGCCATTACTTAGTTAATAATTTTATAGCTGTTTCCTCTGATAATCTCAAAAACTCCATTAATGATTCAACTCCCTGCTCTTTACTTAATTCACCTAAAGATACTCGGCTCATGATATCAAGTGCTGACGTTATTTGCGCCCCATTGAAACTAGTTTCTTTTTGTATCTTCTCTTCTACACTAGGTTTTACTTTATCACCATCAGGTGTATCCTCTTTAATCTCTTCACCTTCCTCAACTTCAACATCCTCTTCAACTTCCACATCCGCTAACACTCCGAAAGGTTGTTCCTTAATTCCTCCTATAGACATAGCCCCAGTGTGCCAATTACCTAATATATCATCAAAAACCTTAGCTATTGAAGCCCTTCTTTTTCGTGTACGGGTGTTGTAAGAGTTATGAGCTGTCTCCTCTTGCTCCACATTAAACATTCCACTCTCTGGTTCAATGCCTAGCACAGCCTTTGGAACCGCAAACGTATAAACTACTCTATTTTCAGAGGTCTTGTTTGTAAGCTCAAATAAACGATCGTTGTTGTTAGCTGGTATCTGCTCTAATATATCACCATCAAAACCTTCAGGTACATTTACGACCATTACAGACCCAGCATTTTCTGCTCCAGTCAATTGAGCTAACTCATTCACTAGTATCTGCTCGTCATCCTCACTCTCAATTTCTCCCTGCTGCTTAAATATTGTTGTCCCTAAGAATGAATTTTGTAAAGACCCAATCTCAAAAACCTGAATTTCTCCATTAGTTTGGACTGAATCTAAAGAACTATCAAAGGTACATTTAGGATACATATTTTTCTCTGGAGTCCAATAAAGAATGTAACCTGAAAACTCTTCAATATCCTCAATCTCGTAAGTATCTCTTTTACTCCATAATGGAAAAGGGAATATATCTCTTGAATGGTATGTAGATTTGTTATAATCTTCTTCCCAGTTCACATTTACTTTAACGTCTTCAATCCGTCCAAATCTATTAGGTAATCCATAACGGACATCTTTAAATTTTACCCTTGCAATCTCAGTGACTCCACCAATTTCATCAACGTTAATATGTAAAGCAAACCCTGCAAACTTAGCGTCATCCAAAGTAACTTCCCTTAATAAATCATTAAGAGTTTGCCTCTCTCTATTCACAACAAAATCACCGTTATCAATAAAGCCACCACCCTCTAGAAAATCACTTAACGTAGCAAGGCACCTTGTCGCTATTGGTGACCTAAACGCAATCTCTTCAACTCTCTGAGGATAAAGATTGTCAATACCATAGCACGAAATATCATCTCTGTAATCTACTTGTACAGAGATTCTTTTAATAAGTGTTTTATTTAGTGCTAATGACATATTATGCTTTTGCTAATCTTTGACGTTCTTTGTATTTAATATCTTTTGCTTCTTGCTCTGATTCTGTAATACACCATTTGTCTAAATTAATATCTAAACCATTAGGTATTTTACTGATAAACATATCGAAATCAGACTCTTTAACTTCTCCCTCCACTAATCCAACACCATCAATAAAAATCTTACTACGCCAAAAGCGTTTCCCTTCTAAAACTTTCTTTACTGGTTTTGATTTAGTAGCTCCTTTTGTTCTATTTTGTGACATCTTTTTTAGATTTTGTTTCTATAAAGGTAATCAATTTCGGTGAATGTTCTAAGGCACTTGCAAACTCTTCTTGAGTACTGTCTTTAGTCAATATAATACCAAGAGATTTAACAACTAATTTGCAGTCTTTTTTTAAACTATACATTTTATTTTTGTTTGTTTGTTTTTAGATAAGAGGGAGCCAGAAAGGCCCCCTCAATAAATTATGTTATTGGTACAAGTAAAGAGTTTACAATTACCTTAGTCGCAGCAAAGTTTACTGCCCATAATGAATTAGGTAAATGCTGTTCTTTCCCTGCTGATTCAGAGGTTTTCAATGAAATAGTATACGCGCCATTTGTGTCTGCGTCGCCTGTTATTCTCATTGCTCCTGCCTGAACTTCGAGACCTAAATTAGTCCCAAATACCTCAAACACAGAATCTCCATTCCCTGCCACATTAGTGTTTTCAACAATAGCTACCTGCTTACCATAAGCCATCTTTTCAATGTTGTTTTTTTGTGCTTGATCTACATCAAAGATTAAGAAATCTACTTGATGATCGTAACCGTTAGCAACCTCACTAGGCACAAATGCACTTTGTGGATTTAAGGACTTTCTGATACCTTCAAATTTATATCCAACGTCACCAATTTCAGTAAGTAATATGTTTGTTATTAAGTTATCTGTAGAACCATCATAAGTAATGGTTGCTCTATCAAATATTTCTTTATCGATTAGGATTAAGTTTTGATTGTTTCCTCCTACAATAGGATTAGTACAATCATAAACACTACCCGACACGATGCCTCCGCATACGCTCATAATATTGTTATTTTAAATGTTTAGAAAAAGGGAGGCTGAACACCTCCCTATTTAATTATGCTGAAAGGTAAAGAACGCATTCTGTTGGATTACCAACTTGAGTACCGTACTTAGCTCTTACAAGAACACCAAACAATTCTGACATTGCTGATTTTCTAGCGATTTTTACAGTTGTTTCATCAGTGTTAACGTCAATCCCACACCACAAGTTTGAATCTCGACCTCCAGTTGATTTAGCAATTATTATTTTATTCACCGTCATTCCTGAATAGTGTCTGATAGCAAACCCACCGAACCTGTCCTCCATTGCATCGCCAATATTAGATCCTTTAAAATCTAAAGCTCTTGCTGCTTGTTGGTATAATCTGAAAGCAGAAGTAGGCATATGGATAATCATATTAGGATCATCATAAACTGCATCTGGGATAGCTGCCACACAGGATTCTAAAATAGCAATCACATTCCCTGCTGTAATAGCACCTACTGGAGCAGGATTAATAGCTCCGTCTGCTGCTAGAGTCTTTTCGAATCCGTCAAACCAAGATACTGCCGTAGCTCCTGCTGTGTCTCCCTGCCAAATACATTTACCTATCTGTGTACCAAAAGACTTTAAAGTCTCAGTAGTAATTGCGCTTAAAATCTTAGGATTATCAACACGGTCAGCTAAGTTACCAGTAGGCTGAAATTCTCTCCATACATCTTCGAAGTCTCTTGGATTAGTTTCATCATAAAACATAAAAGAAAGAGGTGTAAGTGTTCTTTCATCGTATGTAAATGATCCACTAGCCTGAGCTGTCTGAGGGTCTGGGTTGTTTGCTTGAATTTGGTCTGCTGCTGCATTAAATCTAGGCATAGCCAAAGATTTTTGTACTCCTGCGTGAACATAAACAGAACCTTTTTCTACAGCTTGATTACCTGTAGTCATTAATGATATTAGGACATCTGCTACATCACCAGCATATCCTGAAGTTATTGAAATTGCCATATTATTATTTATTTAAAGTCTTGTTTTGCTTTCGATTTCTTTTTGTCTTGCTCTGTGTGCTGTGAATGCGTTCACTGCTACAGGCTCTTTTGTAATTCCTACTGGAGCAAGTCCCTTAGAAGCTTTTAAGTTTAAGATTGTAGATTTAACTTTTGCCTCTACTTCCGCAGAAATAACAGCACTCATTTCTTCTTCCTCTAATTCTTTCTTCTTCTCAATCTCTTCGTCTGTTTCAGCTACTTCGTCATCTTCATCTAGTTTAGCTGACAATTTAGCTACTGCCTCAACTAATTGAGTAAATGCCTCCATTGTAACTGTAGATTCAGCTTTAGCTTCTTCATCTTCTTTGTCTTTTTCTGCTTTAGCCTCAGCCGTAACAGTTTCTTCTTCTTTTTTCTTCTCTTCTTCAGCCTCAGCTTTAAAAGAAGACATCATTTTTTCTACTAAATTCATATTCTCTTTTATTTGTTTACTATATACTCGCGCAACCACGTCGGCTGAAATCTTATTACTCAAGCTTCCTATGAATCCAGCCTTAACTGCATCAGCTCCACTCAACCAAGTCTCCTTGGACATCATTTCTGTGATAGTATCTTTAGGGATATCAGTCCTCTCTGAATAAACAGATGCTAAAGTGTTATCTATTGAATCAAGAATCTTTATCTGACTAGCCAGCTGCTCTTGATTCCCTTCTGCTGTTACTGAACTTCTATGAATCATAAACATTGAAACCTCACTAATAGAAGTGTTTTCCTTCTTAGTAGCCAAAGATATTAATGTAGCAATTGATCCTGCAAATCCATCTATATCAATAAACACCTCGTTATCTAGGTTTTTTAAGAAATTATATATTCCATAACCCTCTAAAACACTTCCACCTTGAGAGTTTACAACAACCTTAAGATCGTCTTTATCAGATAAATCTAACTCAGCAACTCTAGCTTTAAAGCCGTCCGCTGTGTTAAGTAAGTCACCTACAATACCATCAATCCTAATCGTCTTCATACTCATTACTTAAAGTTACGCAACTAAATAGATGCTTTTTGTTTTGTGAACCATATGGTTCATTACCTCTCTTCAATCAACCATTGAGAAGTTAACTCTAAGGTGCAATTATTCCCTGCGCTTGTAATATTTTCAACCTCCCAATAAACAAAGTCATTTTGAAGCATAGCAATACCAAATGTGCCGTTAAAATAAGCAACATCTCTATTTCCTGCTAATCTGTCAATCGTTCTTGTTTGTGTGTATAGTGTTGTAATTACCGCCCCACTATCTTTTTTTAGATAAATCTTATACTCTTGGTCTTGTGTGCCTTTTAGTACGAAATCAAATACTACCCTAAAGTCTAGCGGGTCAGTACCTAAATGTCTAAATGAGTAGTTGAAATTACTATCAAAATGTTGTTCATCTGAGTTTATCCAAGTACCTGCAATTACAGCAATGGGAACACCTACCGTTAAGACTGTTTCGACCTCTGTAGTAATATCTTTTAATCCTCCTATGAAAGTATTTCTGATACCTAAATTACCATCCCAATCAGAGGATAAATATTTTTGGTTAATATTTGGGGTTAAATTTAAATCATCTGAGTTACTTATTCCGTCTCTAGTAACAATACAACCCTTAAGTTGTAAGGTGCTAGGATTAGGGAAGTTTGCAGGTGCAAAATCTAATAAAGAAGACAACGCAGGTAGGTCAACGTTTATGTCAGTTAAAAATCTGCTATCCATTGAAAAAGCTGTTCCTGCCTTAAATAATGGCTCTGTCATTGCAGCGGATAAAGATCTTACTATAGATGTTGTGATTCTAAACCCACCAACCCAAGTTCCGTGTAAAGTTAAACTTGGACTTCCCCCAAATCTACCCGTCCCCGTTTCTAACCCTTGACGGTAGTTGTAAATATCACCTAATGAAGTGCAATTAATATAATTGACTCTAGCATATTCAAAGGCACTAAAACCTGTAGCGTCATATATATCATGAACTTTACTATTTGTTCCCGTTACACTGTAATAAAAATCAAATCCTAGTATATTACCACTTCCTATAATCGGAGTCTCTGATACAATCATAGAATAATTGTCTTCACTAGACACAAGACCACTTAAATCAAAGCTATAGCCTCTTAATGTTATCCCTGTTGTGGGTACAGTTATTTGAGTTGTTCCCAAATCAATTATACCATCAATAAAATACTCTTTTGTACTATCAATGACACCCCCTAAAGTTGTTGATACGTTTGCTTGGTTTACTACGATTGTGTTCTGCAAACTATCCAATCGACTCAATACAAAACTACTCCCATTGCAAAAAAATGAAGTTGCCTCAGACTCCCCCACAGATATTGAAGCAGAGGTATTTTCAAAGTCACCTGAAAAATAAAGTGAAGCCTCAGACCCTCCTGTGTTTTTAATTGTTACCCTTATTTCATCGCCTGTTTGCGACGTGCTAGCATCTCCTGTTATAGTTATAGGTGCGCCTAATACATCAATCTCTATATAGTGAATATTAGAGTCTGGTTTAACTGTAGCATCTGAGACAATCCCTTTCTGATAAGAGGTTCTTAATACATTGCCTCTATTATTATTTACTTCAGTCCAATTCCTAGCCATAACATCTACAGTTTATTAAACCGTAAATATTATAATTAAATATCTAAAATATAAATTCTTTCTCTTTTGGGTTCAATAATCTAATAGCTTTGTACACAGTCCTAGGTGTAACTCTAGACAACTCAGCCACATCTTTTACAGCTTTCGCTTTCTTAGTACCTGACTTGACAAGTTGCTCATACTTATTAAACATCTCTATGTAAAAAATAGGCTTATAGCTTATTAGACCCATATTAAAAAGCTCTGATAGTGTGTATTTTTTATCTCCCATTATAATGTACTTATTTGTTCCGTTACTGATACTCTAGATTGTACCGCCGTTAAATCTTCTGTTACTAATACTGTTTGAACACCATTTACAGTTCCACTAATATCACTGCTTAAATTCCTAAGGCTAGAAGAGCTTGAAGCTCCCTCAATCAATAAACCTCTTTGCGCTAATGGAACACCACCCCCTGCTTGTGATATAGCACTTAACTCATCTTTAAACATCGCAGTGCTTAACTTATTCATTATAAACTCACCCCCTTCAGCCTCAATCATTCCATTAGGAGTCATTACATTAACCCCTCCATTTAAGTGGCTCGCTCCCTGTATCATCATACCATCCTCTGCTTTGACGGTTTCAACAGATTTAATTATTCCTAACTGAGCCAAACCCGTTGCTATTATGCCGGGTATGGTAGGTATACCTACTGGCCCTAAAGCCAAGGCTGCTGTAACTCCATTCGCTATATTAATTACAGCAGAACTAACAGCGTTATCTTTAATCAACCCCCCTAATTCTGATACAGCACCTCCAGATATTGCTAACTGCTGTTCTGCGGATATTCTAGCGCCCTTAATTTCAGCCTTCTTTAATTTCTCCTCTTTTACTGCTGCTTTTTCTTTTATTTTAGTCAATCTTGTTTGATGATCAAACTCAATTAATTCTAACTCTGCCTTATGTCCATTTGCAGCTTCTTTTTCTCTCTCAAATTTAGCGGTTTCTATGTTAGTAAGCTCTTCCTCAAATAATCTAGCACTCTCTAGATCTTCAGCTTTCCTAGCAGCTTCTTTTTCCCTAGCTAATACTAGTTTTAATTCAGCATCATCTATTCTCTTAATCCTAGCGTCCTCAGTTAATTTATCCGACGCCTCTACAGCATCTTTTGTCGCTTGTAAAGCTTTCAACTCAGCGTCTTGCTTATTATTCTGTTCTGTTATCCTGTTTTGAAGCTCTTTTTGTCTAGATAATGACTGAGTTCTAACGTTAATTAAATTCGCCTCTGCTTGAGCAACACCATCTAAACTTGTTTTATCACTATCAGAAATAGCGTCTCTTTCTTTAGCCAACTTAAACTGTGTTTCAGCTATACGTACAGACTCCTCTAGTTGTGTCTGCTCTAATTCATTTGCTTTATTTAAAGCAGCTCTTCTATCTTCAAAAGACTTGTTAAAATCTCTTGTAACTAATATATTCTTTTGTATCTCTTCTCTTCTTTTCGCTTCCGCTACCGTATTCTTTCTAGTTAACCTATTAAGATCGTTTTCAATCTTTTGAAGAGCAATGGATTGATCCGCTTTATCTTTTAGAGCCTTAGCATTATCTACTAGAGCTTTTGATTCCAAAATTATCTCCTTAGTAGCATCCTTAACAGTATCTACTATCTCTTTACCTGACTGTACTATTTTCTCGTTGTTCTCTATTAACTTTTCATTTATACTATTAACGTCCTCAACTGTACCTGACAATTTAGCCCACGCAAGCTGTACAAACAAAGCTCCTCTAGTTACTGTTGCTACATACACTTCAAATACATTAATCGCTATCTTTATTGATGCCACTAAAACTTCAAAAGCTATCTTACCAAGATTACCCACCACATCAAGAAGACCTTCCATAACACCCCCAACGCCTGACATTATAACAGATAGCTTATCACCCCCTTCTTCCGTTCTTTTAAACCAAGAAACTAAACCTACAAGGGCAAGAACTAAGAGACCTATTCCTGTGGCAGCAATAGCACCTTTGAGCGTCTTCATTCCTTTCACTACACCACTTAACCCCCCAACAGTCTTCTTCATAGCCCCTAGGTTAAGACCTAAAGATGATGCCATATTATCGATAGCTCCCTCCGCTTGTTCTGTCGCCTTAGACGACTCATTAGTAGATTCAGTTAACTTATCTTGAGCTTTTTCTTGATCGTTTATTGCTTTAGTAGCTTGCTTGTTATTTATTACTACCTCTGTAACTACTGATTGTTTAATGTCTGCCATATTCTTATTATTCTACCACGTTTACTTGCACTGTTGTTATTATTTCTTTCCCAAATTGATCTAAGCATTTAATGTCTACTGTTTGAATACCCACCGTAACAGTATCAGATTGGTAAGTAAGAACTACCACTTCAGAAAGTGTAGGGTTTAATGTTACTTGCGCGGAACTTAAAGACCAAGCACCTATACCTGTTCCCCCCTGTCGAGTAATATCAACAACCTCTATGCTTCCACCATTGTTTAATATCGTAATATTGTCAGTCACAATTTGACCTTGGTTTACTGTACCTAAATCTAGAAACTGAAATGAAACTGAGTAAGAAGAGGATTGAGTTACAGGTAAAGGGTTTTTAAGTTCTATAAATTCACCTCGACACAATTTAGTAGGACTATATTGCTCTAACTTATTAATATACCAACGCTTACCGTCTATGTATGCAGGTCTCTTTAAATTAATAGAATTATATATAGCAATAGGAAGCTTAAGCCACAACCTTTTAACTGTTGGTTTAACTAAAGTTTTTATTAAATTATCATAATAAGAATCGGTTAAGCTGCTCCATTTTAAAGTCTCATCAAACAGGACTTTTTTCATATTAGATGCTAGTATATCAAACCCCCCGTCTCTAACAGTTACATTCGTTTCATTTGAAACCCTTCCAAATCTTAATCCAATTTCCTGCTTACTACTTCGTATATAATCCCACTTTCGCGTAGAAGTTTGAGAGAAAGCCACATCAACCAACCCATTAGTAGGAGAACTTACCGACACAACCCTCCTTCTTCCTTGAAGTCCAGTATTAGCTGCGTTCTTAACAAATAATAAATCACCTACTTTTAAATCATTACTTAATGGGGTCGAATAGTTTTGAGAACCAGAATTAACAGAAATATTATTCCCTGTTACATTCGTATAATTCATAGGGATCAAAGGGAATGAAGCGAAATCGTACCCTGACGAATAAGCCTCATCAGACGCACTAAACAAAGATTGTAAAATAACCTTTTTAGGGGGTAGTGAATTGTTTAATACATTAAAATTAGTACCTATCTCTTTTGTGTTTACGGTATCGTTTTCTGCATACTTTAAAGTATTAACTTGACCATAACCACGAATAGTCCCAGACTCCTCAATGCTTTTTGCCGTATCTACGTATGGTGTTAAATCAATATCTTCCGCTTTTATAATGTCATCCCAAAGCTCTACACTAACACCGTTAGACTCGTAGTAAGGGATTGCATTAAATATCTTAAAAACCTCTTTCACAAAGTTCTTTTGACTAATCTTTGGGAAAAATTCACTTAAAATAACATAGTCGGATTTATCAGCAGTCGAACCCTTAATCTGAAACGACCCTTCAATGTTTGAAAAAGCTCCAACAGCACCAAACCCCTTAATAGATACGTATATAGACTCCCCGTTAGTTAAGTACCTTGACAAGGAAGGGTTCACTTGCTTAAAGCCACGCGTAACTCTCTCACTAAATATTACGGTAGTACCTTGATAGACTATAACTTCAACCCCGTGAAAAATTGAAGCCACATAAGTAGGCACATAACCAACATACCCAGTTCTAGACTGCCCAAATTCATTATACTCTACAAGTATATTTAAATCAATATCATAATATCCATCTAATGAAATATCAAATTGACTAGTTACATTATCCCATAATCCCACAGGATCTTCATAAGATACTGTAGGGAAAGTGACTCTTACATCAGTGTCAACGTAATTCAAATCGTAGAAAGTTTTTGCAGCCTTCACTACTGACCTATTGCTTTCTACCTCAGTGAAATTATCTACTAATTGAGTGATCGGTAAGCATAAAACCAGATCATTATAAAGGGTATTATTATTAAGTTTTGATAAATCGAATATTAAGTTAGGTTGCAAAGCTAGTATTCTTTCTATAATTGTTTTAAAGTACATAAAACCACCGTTGACTCTTATATCTGGATCGTTTATTTGTATTGAAGAAGAAATACCTTCTGATTGAGCCGTTGCCCAGTCGTCGTTCTTTATCCAACCAGCTTGACCAAACAAAAACCCTTCAGTTGTATTTAGGTAGGGAGTTATGTTTGTTAAATTCCACTCAAAATTAAATTCTGTCCAATTCAAATCACCAATAAGATCATCACTCAGATTAGCGAAGAAATCTATAAGGCCCCCAAATACTCCAATTGATAAAGTTTTATCTGTACTAGATTCTGAAGAAAGGAAAAGTCTCCCATCTTCAAGTATAGGCACTCCATACATAAGAACAGTGCAAGGGATGTATTTATAAGGTTCACCGTCGTAAGCTCCAAAATCTACCATTTGATAATTTAGTAGATTTCTATTGTTTACCGTTCTAGGTATTTTTATAGTTTTACTAAAAGTAGCGTTCCTTGTATTCAAATCCTTTAAGTCGTGGATCTGCTTAGTTATATAAAAACTCCTTTCTACCCCCTCTAATAAATCTAAATAACCATCCTCTAATTGAATCTCTATTATTGCCATGCGTTTTCGATTTGAAAGTTTGAAGGAAGCTTTATCTTAATACCTAAATCAGCTACCACCGAATCGGTTTCCCTTACAGATGTATAATCCCCCACTACAGCTACTGAAATCTTTTTATTGCCTTCTACATCAAGGAATAAATTAACTGTATCAGATTCCTTTATTCTCTTAAGTGCGTTGAATGTATTGACATCTAAATTACTTGCTAATAACTGAATTGATTGGTTACTGCCAATAGGTAAGCGACCTAAAGTATTGCTTACTAAATCCATTGTTTGAGTTATTGGAGACTCATAAACTAATCCCTCCTTAGCTGTATCTGTTACCGCTTGATTGAACCCGAAAATATACTGATCCATAACACCTTGATCATTTTCCCACTCAATCATAATAGGATTCTTACAAGGTGGCTCCTGCGTTATTGTAAGCACCTCACTTGCTACACCCCCACTACTTAAAGTTAATTCAAAGTAAGAAACATCAACAGTCGGGTCTATACTGTAAGTATAAAATCCAGCAGATTCAAACTCGCCAGAATCTGAATATATCAAACTCCCTGCATTGTCATATCCTTTTAAATCTAATGATACCGCAGCATTTCCAGTTCTAGCAATTAGATTATCGTCAAATATCCAACTGAATGTTCTACTGTAGTACCTCCATTGTTTAGGTTTATTAAAGGAAGTTAAGAATTTACCAGCAACAGAGGAAATATTACCTAGTATAGAAGTTGATCCAGCTTCTTTACCTCCTAAGAAAGGAGTATCTAATTGAATCCATCTAGTTCCCGATACATTTGATACAGTCGTTATCTTAGCGGTTGTTTTATATGGAGGCACATTAACAGTCACGTAATCGTTTACAACGAATGGAAAACTAACATCTAAATCAAACCAAAAAATAGGCTCGTTGTCAGGCGAAGCTGATTTTGTGATCTTATTTATATCCGACACATTTTGAACGTTAGGTAAGTACTCCCACATATTAGCTCCACCATCATTAAGTAATTGCTTACTAGCAGGAAGCCCTAAATAATCATTTGATACTGAGTAGCCCAAATCAACACCACCCCAACTTTCAGCATATGTTATTTTAAAATCTAAAGCCCCCTCAAATGGTTGGTATCCAAAAAACAAACCAGACAAATCTACAAATAACTCACCATTTTGCTTAGGAGTATACCTTACAGCACTTGATAAAATAAAGTTACCCGTACTATTATCTATTAAATTAATAGCTACATTATAATTAGGTCTGTACAATAAATTAACATCACAAGTAGGATTACTTATGTAGGGTATGTTAACCCCAATTGATATTGTCCCCCCTGCCGAAATTGAGGTAACCTCATAGAACCCTGTAGTATAAACAGAAGTAAATACAACATAAATAAGAGCTCCTACCATTAAGTTGTCAGTAACAGCTGTTTCATTTGGTAGTTGGATTATTAAAGTAGGCGATCCACCTCCAGAAGAACCCGTAAGCGCACCTACATAATCCCTCCTTAAAAACTCGAAAGGAATCTGGCTTTTCATTGCAGTAACATTTGAAAGTATACCGTTTACTGTTCTAGTTGGTTCTGAAGTTAATGTTAATGCCATTATTATATACTTTTTGTTTTTACGGCTCCCTTTGGAGCGTCTTTTCTGAATCCATCCAATATGCTATTTGAAATATCTTCCGCAATATTGTCAGCTAATTTATCCATATGCTTTTTCCCTATTTGCTTAATTGCAAACTGAATATTTTGAATCTTTAACCTAGGTTGACTTGTACCACTTCTAGCTATTTTCCTACCAATTAAGAATGCTAAACTATCTAATGATATATCAATCAAACTAATACCTTTATCTTTAATCCATTGCTTTATCCCACCTAAGCTAGGGAAAGACCCTGCATTCCTTCCTTGCAAAGCGTACTTAACACTAGAGGAAGCTTTAAGCTCTACATACAAAGGGTTTTGAATAGCCGTAACCTCAAAAGAATCAACAGAGTCACCAGAGGCAATTCTATTATTGTTTTCCATCCACCTAATCATCCACTCACCAATTTCTGTCGTCCACTCAATCATTGGGTTAAGCATTCTGGCAGGTCTACCCCTTGGTCTGCTATTTACTTTAACCTTAGCCACAATAAAAAACCGTTCTATCTATATGTATATTAAAAGACAACTTTAAACCCGTCATTATAGAGTCATACATTTCAACTTGATCCTCAAACGACAACTCATAATCTTCTGTTATCACAAGGTTGCTTAATGTAGGGTTTCTTACCACTCGATCGAATATCTGTTCAGCAACTGGAATTAAAGACTCTCTTATAGTATCACCATCTAAAGTAGTATCACCAAGATCAGCTAATTTCAATACACTTATCTCAATAGGTATTTCATAAGTTACACTTACCTCACCTAATGATTTCATAGTAGGTAGATTGTTGTATAAGCAAAAGTTTTTACCCTCCAATTCTATTTCAGAGATACTTGTGTTAGCATCTAAATCAGTAGCCCTAAGATATACGGTATCCGAAACCGTTGCTACTGCATCCGATATGATATCGCTTACTATACCCATTTATCTGCTTTTCCAGATTTAACCATAACCAAACCTATCGTAATCATCAAAACTACTGCGACACAAACCCCAGAAGCGAATGCCGTTATTAATCCCATTGTCTCTACCATATTAATTTAGTTATCGTTATAAATTCTACTCTGTAAGTTAAACCTTTTTTCGTACATTTTCTCTTCATAATCCTTTAATGCTAAAGTATATGCGAAACCTACTTCCATATTGAAAACATCATCGTGAGTATACGCTCCACAACTCCTTTTTTGAATCCCATCAATCATAGACAAATCACTGAATCTGTCTAATCTATTTCCGTGAGCCATTTGGGATATATGCTCCGCTGCCTCATCCTTTGGGACTGGTACTCCTTTGAATTGGTCAGTCCAATGTTGTTCAATATCTTTGAGCGCAAAAAAAAACCCTTAGCCAATGAGTAGCATTCCAAACCATTACAATTATTCATAACAACCTCCATCTCCTTGACTTTATGCCTGTCATATTTACCATCTCTAGCAGGTTGCATTATATTAGCCAATACAATAGGAATCTTTGTAACTATGTCGTCTATGTTTTTAATCGCTTGTGATACCATAATCTTTTGACCAAGTGTTATATCACTTAAATCTTTTGGTATCATTACAACGTCCCCTTCTATTATTAGAGCATCACTATGAGTAACCTTGTTCAACTCAATAGTGTCTCCTATAAAGGCGCATATCTTATACAGCTGTTTTTCTACACTCTTATCTTTAGAGTCTTCTATGAATGAGATATCAAGACCTGTCAATATATGGAATAATAACACGAAGTTATCCTTATCCTTCATAAACTCGTTTTCTATTCTAATGAACTGACTTAATGTTAATTCATTCCAAGCTGATGGTGAGTTGATAGTCTTTTTTTTACCATCAATAGTTACCGTGAAGTTTATCATACTAACTCTAGTTTAAGATTACCTTCAGCTATGAACGTAGCACTATCACCTCCTACTTTAATACACTTTACTTGATATATACTATTCCTACCCATTGGGGTTGGTGAAAACAGCACTGTTAAGACATCATTCTCTTGGATTATTTTATCACCTACTGATAAGTATTTTACTTTCTTCATATCTATATAAATCCTTTTGATCTAGCTCTTGCTTTATCTGCGTTACTCACATTACTTGCTTTAGCATATTGAAAATAATGGAGGCAATTATAACCACCTGCATAAGCTAATATTGTTTGGCTACTCGTTCCACTTATCGCACCTGACCAGTCACCACTTTCAAACGTAGGCCAGTCTTGTTTTACTTCATTAATATGGTAGTGAGTAGGATTGTTCCCTAGTCTACTTTCGTGAGCCACACAGAACTCTCTACGATCGGCATCGGAAGACCTTCTCCTGTAAGACACCCAAACCAAATCAAAGTTATTAGCATACATATTATTCAACTCCCTCGCGCACGTCTGTAGTAAACTCCTACCTAATGGTCTTAGGTAATTATCGAACCTGTCGCTTATCCTAGTTTCCATATCTTTAAGAGTAGCATTAACTGTGCTACCTTGTGCAATATGTCCATACATAGCATTAACCGCGGGAGTGAATATTTTATCAAATAAAGCAGCCTCATTCATTGCATCGTTTATAATTTGAACACAGTTACTAGCTTGTATGCTTGCATCTCTTATCACCTCACTTGGTGGCTCGCCAAAGTTGTCTAAATAGTATTGTAGTGTTCTCTTGTTTATTTCAACAGGAACAGAAGCAAACTTACTCAAACGATCATTGAAGCTCCCTGTAAACATCGCATTTAATAGGTTGGTAGATATATCACTTGCTAATGATTCATTCTTTTCACTCCTAATCAAATGAGGAGCATCAGATGCAGTAGGAAAGTTAACGTCCATATCATCTGATATCCTTCTCTTAGCAAGCCTAAAAGCAAACGTGCCCGTCTTCTCTAAACCCTTCGCAAATGTATCTGTCTCACTTATAATAAGCCCTTGTATATCGCTAAACTTTGCCATTAATAAATCATTAACTCTGAAACCTTCAACAATACTACCGATGTTACAAACGCTGCTATTGAAATTACTACTAGATCCTTACTTTTCATAAATATAAAGTTACATTATCTTCTTGATAAACTACTACTTCTAGCAGCCTTAAAACCTCCACCACTAAGAGTGAAAAACATTCTCATCATAATCATATCAGAGAAATCTGGAGACCTACCTATTAAACTTTTTACCGTAGCCTTATCTAGGATATTGAGTTTAGTATCCTTGTCCATATCTCTCATCTTAACCACTTCCAGCTCAGAAGAAATCAAATCCTTCTCAACCTCACTACAATCAATATAGAGTAACCCATCATTAATTACATCAGCTAATTTAAAATAACATTGAGCTTTGATGTTAGAAAAGTTCACATCTTTACCCTTAATCTTTATAGCTCTAGAGTTGTTAATAAACCCTTTACACTTAAGCATATCTTTAACTCCTGCACCTAGTCCATCCTCATCTAAAATGGTGTGCGACTTAGTTACTTTGTACTTAATCCTTAATGCCTCAATAACCTTAGCGACCTCATCCAAAGTTCCCTTATCAATAGTGACAATCTTAATACACCTAAACCCAGACCAGACACCTATCACAGTTCTATCCTTTCCAAGCCTTGCAATATCTGCCGTAATATAACCAACACCTTCATCCACAAAGTCATTAGTGAATATATCAGTGATGGACTCAATATCCATAAGCCTAGAAGGGTCGTCATCATATTCCCAGTTACCATAAAGAAGCCTCTCTTGTGAGTTCTTAGGTAACGTCTTAAGGTTAGCTATGTAATGAGGTGATATATTAGGGTTGTCAGTTGCTAGTGCTTGTATGAACTTCTTATGCTTTGGCAAAGTACCATCTCTACTAGGTTTATAATAATCAGTGTATACATAATTCTTAGCAGGGTTACAAGTAAGTAACATCTTAGGTATTAAATCAAACTCTTCTAGCTTGTATCTAATCCTAGATTTAAGTATTTCCTTAGCCTTAACATTTAGTTGATTACACTCATCAATAAAAGCTCCTGTAATTTCAAGAGAACCTAATGAATCATACTCTGGATCTGACGGGTAATGAAATAAATCTTTAAGTATTATTTGACTATTGCCAATGTCTATCGTTGATGCTTGAGCGTTATACAAATAATGTTCACCCGCTTTCATCCCTAGAATCTTTGCTACCTCAAAGAACGTGTTTAAAGTTGTTTCCTTTAACGCCTTTAATTTAGATCTACCTATTACCCATCTAGTTCCATCGTACTTTAAACAGCTTAGTATGATCCACAAACAACCAAGAAAAGACTTTGCGCCACCTGCGCCAATTACCCGCCGCCGAAGAGTAGCTCGTTCGTTTCCGAATCTTCGAGATAATCTAAGGCGGCGGTCTGCTTTTTAGTTAGAATCATTTATTAGCCATTTTGCTTTTATCGCACTCTGAAATAACGCGATTACTAACATTATGTAGCAAATCAGATTTTAACTCTTTAGCGTATTCCTCAATATCTTTTACCATATCTAAAACCTCTTGGCGATCGGTTAATGAATCATTATTCCCGTATACGTATTTTTCTGCTATCTCTAAAGGTGTCATAATGTTTTGTATTATCTCGGTCAAAGTTGATAGTTTGGCACTATTTATAACTACTTATAGATTGTTAAAATTTGGCTTTTGTGTATAATCAACAAATCACCAGATTGTTTAAATTCTATAAATGTTTTATCTAATCCCCATTCTTTCCAACTTTCAATATATTGGTGTGTCGCTCCGTAATTTGTTTTTATTTTGTACATATTTATTAAGTTTATTGTTAGTTTATCCGTTACTATTCATACAACCATACGTTGTAAGAAACCTCATTCCTTATCATATGTTTTATTAATCTCTATACTCAAAGGCTTCTTATCGTCACCTATTAGCTCAGTCCTAGCAAGCTTAGGTCTAAAAAACTCTATGATCGCATTGAACTTATCCATAGCCTTAAGTTTAATGTCTTCGTCCTCTGATCCCATTAGAGATCTTAAATTTGCTTTGTATATCTCGATACCCTCACCAGTTACCCACTCACCAATTTCGTTCCAAGCTGCTGTTTTCTTATTTACAGACCCCTCAACTCTACCTTTAGGATTACCACTTTTACCTTTTACGAATGCCATTGTTGATTATTGTTGTTTGCAATAAATATACTTAATTATTATTTAACCTATATTACGCAATAAGAAACAGTAGTCGAAGTCTCTCTACAACGGTGAAGATCTACATATACTAAATGTTGTCCAATCCCTTTAAACTCTTTCCCATCATTATACTTGTTGCAAAGTATATCAATAAACTGAGCCTCACCAGAAGCATTAATTTTATTAAGCTCCTTCCTCATTATCATTCTTATTATGTATCTTATCATAACCCTTAACTACTTAATTCCTCTAATTTCTTTACTTCTTCATCTGTAAATAATACATTCTCAGGATCTATATTACATCTATCAATAAAATCAATCCCTTCATAGTATATTACGTGTGCTATATACTTCCTAAATAATTCTTCCATAATTATATCTATTCTATTATTTCGATTGTCGCCTCAAATACATAATCTTCTGTTTGTTCATCATACCCAAACACCTTACACTTTTGATCAATATCATTAGTAGCCATAGCTCTGTAGCTTATACCGTTGCCATAATCTAATATTTCTATTTTAATTGGGGAATCGACAGTAACTAGATACCCATTAAATAATTGATTAACTCTCTCCCCTCCTTTTAAGTCCTTAATATGAATTTTCATAATCTATTTATATATATAAAGGATTTTTACACTTACACTCAGGATTAGACTTAAATTCAACTAAAGCTTCCTCGATAGCATCACTAATCAAATCGAAGCATTCGTCACAACTTAAAACCGTTCCAACTTCCTCCTTCAGCTTACCTGCGTGTAATTGTATTATCTTTTCTACGCTCATAATTTTATTACTTATAATTATAATGTACCATCTAAATATTCTACAATACAATCTCGATACTAAAAAGTTATAGGTAATAACACCCTCTTACCTCTATCATATCAGAATGTATCAACGTTGCATTATTAAGCACCTCATAGTATTCCATTCTTAAGGAATAGTTCATTACAAACCTAACGAAATCTAATATCTTATCAAATTCCTCTATATCTTGGACTAAATCATGTAGTTGATAATCAAAACCGTGTTCCCCTTCATAATCAATAAACCTCCAATTATCCCCCGCTAGTATATGAGTTATGATATCAAACCAAACAGACTCTTTACCGATAAGTTTAGATGCTTCATTTAAAATAAACTTCCCCTGCTCGTCATTACTTATTAATAATAATTTTCTTTCCTCTACCATAATTTTATTATTTATTTAGTTTCCAACAATAATTCATTGTACCATACATACCCATCCTCTGGGTTTTTGTTTTAACTAGCTTACCTCTATTTGTAAGGTTTGTAACCCCCCTCCTTATACTTGTCATAGGATAAACTTTATCTAAAGCAAAATATACATCCGCAGGAGACAGGTAAATATCTAGAGCTATCTGAAATACTGCTAATACTTTTAACTCCTGCTTCTTAACCTTCTTTAACCTTTCAATAAGTAAGTCTTTAGGTAAGTGTATAGTGTTATAAAATGACATAATTTCTTGTTTTGTAATAAGGGGCAGCTTCTCAATTCTACCCCTTCATACTTCTCTGTGACGACCAAGTGGAGTGAGTGCCCCACTTGGGATGAAATAGCCTAACTATGGTAGGTTAGAATTACTACTTCGACTTTTATCTTTAATGTTTTAAAATGGGGTGTCTTGGGGTAATATTATTGGGTTCTCATCCTCAATTAACTTATTACTCAATTGCGTTTTACTGTACCACTCTTCTTTCTGTGAATAAGTGTTGTACATCCTCCATCTATTAGGGTCTTGCATTTTAATTAATCTAACCCCGTAATTTCTTTTATTCCTATTAAATGGCATTTTATACAATTCTCCCTCTTTATTGAATCGGTAATCTTCTAATCCTTTTATACCTATTATCCACTTTGTAATCATACCACAATGTACCACCTTTATATTTACCAAACAACGTTTTGGTATCTTTTGTTACGTCTAGCGATGTGTTAGCCACAATACGTAAATAGTTTTTCGGTACTTATTTTATTACCTCCAATTTTACCATTAGCACTTAAGCTGCTTTTTGCTTGTTTGCTCCATACACAAACAAAGTCTTCAGGTGCTTTGTATTCGCTTACAAATACTTTATGTCCTTGTTTTGCTTTGTTTCTTACCCAATCCCAAAAATCAGTATGATTAAACCCATCTTTGTATTTGGTAGTTCCCTCGTATGGTGGATCACAATAAACGATGCTATTGTCTGGGATTGTTAGGTTTTTATAATCGCTGTATTTAAAGATAACATCTCTCAAATTTTTCAATTGCTTGGTTACATTCTTGAATGCTTCTTTTTGGTAGTCTCTTACGCCTCCTTTTGTTTGCGTAATCCCAGCATATCCTCCAAACCATTTACCGCTATAACTGCAATTTATACCAACATACCCAACTAAGTATTTAGGGTAGTTTTCTTTGCTGTTTTTAATATCAATATACTCATCCTTTGTATAGTGTTCTTTTGGTGTCCATCCATCAGTTAAGGCTGTCCACATTTCAGTTAAGTACTCGTTAAAATCTGCACCTAATCTATGACCCTCTACTTTATCAATCATATTAGCACCTCCTACCATTGGCTCAATATACCATTGATCAGGTGTTCTATCTTTTAGTATTATTGGTAACAGTTCTTTAGCGAATCTGTTTTTACTTCCCATATATTTCATAATGTAATCTATTTAGTTCTGTGGTTGTAGTACTGTGGCTAACACTAACTAAAACAGCATATAAAAATACGCTGTCTAGTTTAAACGTTAGCTCAATAAACTATTTATCTTTCGTATACACAAAATCTCTAAATTGGATAGTATGCCTAATTTACATTGTAAATCAAAATCACTTAAACCTTCGTTAATCAACTTTAACTTTAACTTAGAAAATGTTATTTGTATTTCTTTAATCTCTTCCATACACAATGATAGTGAATTAATTTAATAAACAAAAGTATTTACTTAAAAAACATTACAGATATAACTTATTTCTAATTATCTCTTTATCTATATTGATCTTGTTGGCTATATACTCTTCAGATGTAGGTATGTAAATACCATCTAAACCAGCTTTAGTTCTAACAAAATCTATAAAATCAGTCATTAGTTCAGTGTCTAAGTTTGCGCAGCTTATTAAGAATATAGAACCATTCTTTTCGTACCTCATCCAAGGGCATATCCTTTTAAGTTCAGTCTTCTGTTCCTCTCTAGTGTAACCTGACTCAATAGCGTATAAGTCTATGCACACGTGTAAGTATTTAAGCTGTGGTACCGTTTTACTTTTTCTCTTTTCAGTAAGCTCAATAACCTTATCATTCTTTATTAGCTGATCTAATTTATATGATGCTTTGTTTTTATCTATTTGATTACTTAAATCATATATCATAACTCTCTATTTTATATTCTATAAACTCATCTCCTTTTTTAACGTCCACCTTTTCAATTATAGCTTTATAAACCCATCGATCGTTGAAGGTGTGCTTCAATTGTAGTATGTCTTGAAACGGCTTAATAGGGTTGTCCCAATCTGCATTCTTAGAACTTAAGCCCCAAGTTACTGTAAGCATTAATTTACCTTTAGGAATATCTACCTTACTAAGCTTACTCATTAATAGTATTATGTAAGCTTTGTATTTATCGGTCTTAAATCTTCTACCCTTCCAACACTCATTAACTGATAGAGGTTTTATATGTACTATCATTAGTATAATTTATCTTTTAATTGATGACATCGACGGCATAGTAGCGTTATGTTCTTCACATTATAACATTGCTGAGCTTGACCTGTTTCCTTGGCTTTCTTTACGCTAATGTCGTGACTGCAATCTATACGAGTATTAGACGAATTAACTCCACACTCCTCACAGAATACATAACCGTGTTCATCTATAAACCCGTTAATTTTTTCTTCCTTAGCCTTCCTAACTTTAGACTCTATTTGAGAGGTAGTAAACCTTTCTCCATTATCTGTACTATATGTATTCATAATTACTTATTTAAAGATACCACAACAAACCACTCTCAACAACCTAAAACCTTTGTTTGGTATCTTTTGTTACGTCTAGCGATGTGTTAGCAAACATTAGGTTACCAACAGCAATAATCTCTTTCATTAAGCTCAATTATGTTTGTAACAACAATATCTGAGCAATCTTGTTCTATGCTGTCTTTAATGTTTTTTGTTGTCAATTCTCTATTTAGATATTCACCGTTTGTGGTTACATCTAAGTTACCTGTAATTGTTCCCCTAACCACACTAGCCACATATACTACTATAAAGTAACGTTTGCTAACACTATCTATAGTGCATGGCTTTTTGATATTGATTGTTTCCTTTTTCATAAGTTTATTTTTAAGTGTTTGTAATTTTGTGGTTTTTATCAGGTAGCCACGACACCATAGATTAAACGTTAGGTTTAATTAAAGAAATTTAATACTTCAATTTTCTTATATCCTTTTAACCCATTTTTTACGAAGTAGGAGTTTTTACCCCAATGCATATTTTTAAACCCACGTTCTAATTGAAAGTGCCAATACCAAAATCTTATGTTTATTATTAAATTACTCATATCTTTAAATTTTTTTAACTAAAACCTAACATTGGCTAAATATACATTGAAACGTATTCTAGCCTACACGTTGTAGGTAATTCTATAATTTACCTAAAACCTCGTCTATTTTCTTTTCTATCCTAGCTAATTTCTCAGAATCGATGGAACTACCTACAACAGGCGGTATATTTAATAATTTTAACTCGTTTTCGTGGTAGTTTTTAGCAAACAACCACATTTCATCGATCTTCAATTCTTTACCTCTGAATTTTTCCTGCTCAGGCTTACATACCCATCTTTGCCAAAACAGGCACACTTCATCTAACTCTTTCATATTATTGCTTTTAATCCGTTAAAATTTCTAAACATACCGCAGTCATTAGCATTAATACTAAACTTCATTTTCCCACTTATCTAATATTTCCTTATAATACTTAGCTTCTTTAAGGTTTTTATGTGGGTTATTTTTCTTTAGTCCATTCGGTAACGAGCAACATAAACCATCATGCCCAGTCATTCCGTCCCCTGTATGGCATCCACATTTACATTCCATTACAACTGCCCATTTATAAAGTTCATAATTTACACAATGAGTACAATTACATGATTTTCCCATTCTATTTAATTTTTTAGTTTAATAATCCGTACAAATGCTAACACGGTGTATAAGGCATTAAAACGCCCTCATACACAACACGTTATAAAGAACTAAGAATCCCCTCTAATTTTAATTTACTACTTTCTAAGGATTGTAGTTTTCTATTAATTTCATTTGTTAAATATTTTTTAGCGTCTTTGTATGATTTATGATAAACGACATTGTTTCTGTTTTCATTAAACTTAAACCTTTTTTTTGCTCTGTAATTAAATGGGTCAATGTGGTAGTAATAACCATTATCCTCCCCTATTACGTCAGCCGATACTATTGGCATTAAATTATATGTTTTATAACACTTCATAATAAAATCTTTATAACAAACGCTATAAAATCATAGCTGAATGTTCTGTTTAACTTCTTACTGTTCTACTTGCTACGATTCATAGCGTAGTCATTATATGGCAATGAAATATTTTTCCCATTCACCAAAACCGTGTTCCTCTAATTCATCGTCATAAGCCCATTTGCGATTAGGGTCTACTTGTTTGTATTCTTTGCCTTTTGTGAATATTTTCCTGCCGTCATCCATAAATAAATCCTGAGAGCATCGCCATATAACAAGGTCTATATTTAATGCTTTAGGTTCGTTCTCGCTTATGTAGTTATCAGCTACTTTCTCTGCGTGTTCTCTGTTATCCATTCCGTGACAGTCACCTAGCCACATTAGTAATTTAACTATATCTTCTTTATTCATCTTTCACGTTTTTAGGTTATCAGTTATTCCGCACTAAACATAGACAGAACGTTA